CGAGCGATCTCCGTGATCGCCATGCCGGTGAGGCCCGCGAACAGGATCGTCACGGCAAGCCACACCGGCGCCCACAAAGAGGCGTTGGACTCACGCATGTGGCACCCCCACCAACGCCGTCAACACGGCGCAGAAGATGGCGACCAGCACGAGGAGCAGCATCAGGAGGAAGCGGCGTTCGGGGATCATGGCTTGGCCCCGACGATGCCGTGCGCCTTCTCTACCGCCCGAATAACGGCGATGGCTTCATCGTCCATCAGTCCGAAATCCCATTGAGCCAGCAGCTTTTGCGCTTCGTCATCTGTCAGAGGGGCGCGGCTGCCGTTGATTGCAGCGTCGAGCTTGAGCGGATCGTGCAACCCGGCAAAATCACCGTGCTTCTGCATCAGCGCGCGGATGCGCTCCAGCTTGCTGTTGATGGTGCAGCGATCATGTACGTAGGGCCAAGCATCGTGGAGCGCAAACAGAAGGTTCGCGGCATCGGCTTCAAGCTGAGACGGCTGCGGGGCAGGAGGGGCGGCGTAAAGGGCAAGCACCGCCTCAGCAATCTCGCGCGGCGTCTCCGATTCATCGACTGGGGCGAAATCGTCCTGCGACATTGTCCCGTAGCTCCAGGCCTCCCACACGCGAAGGCAGTGGTAGGTTCCGCTCAGCCCCTGAGCGATCGCGTCCGTCAACGTCTCGACGCTCACCGGCTCTGCCGCAGATGGTGCAGGAGCGGCGTCAAGCATGGCCTTCCAGGCGTTGGAGTACATCACGCAGGTGGAATCCTGCTGGGAGTCGTTCGCGGCCACGATCATTTCCAGGGTCGGCTCTACGGGGACAAGTTTCCATTCGCCGTTCATCGCGCCATCTCCCGACCGCCGAACGCATCGAGCGCGCCGTCGCGGAACGCCTGCGTCGAGTTGTCCAGGCTCACGATCGTGAGCACGTCCTGACGACGCAGGCCGGCGCGCACCTTGCGGCGGGCCCAGGCCTGGCCGCGGTGGTAGTCAATCCAGTTCAGCAGCTTCTGCCACATCGCTCTCTCCCTTGAAGTCCGGGTTGTCCAGTTTGCGGAACAGCTGGTGCACGTCGGCCTGCGCCTTGCGCGCGGCGTCCTGCGCCAGCACCTCGTTGGTATAGACCACGCCGCGCACTTCCCATGCGTTGCGCGCCACGTAAACGTATCGGCTCACCATGGCTCCTCCCACATGTCGACCAGCGTGCCGATCACGATGACCAGCAGAATGAAGGCGGCGACGTCTTCCAGGAACTTGCGCATGGCGGTCTCCTTGGTGAACCGATGCCTAGACTTTAGCACCTGCTAAAAGAAAGGCAAGGCGCTTTACTAGGTGGTAACACCTATGCCGCGTCTTCGTGCTCCTGCAGACCGTCCCGGAGACCATCGTCGTAGCCTTCGCGGTACCCGTCGTGGTGCGCCTCTGCGACTGCTGCAGATTCTTTGTCGGACAGCCTGGCGTACAGTGTCGCGCGCTCGGTGTCGCCGGTGATGTAGGCGATGCGCTCCAGCTCGTCGAGGGTGTAGTGCTCGGGGTTCATGACTTGGTCTCCGTCAGCTGCTTCAGGTACCACTGCGCCTTGGCCAGCGATTCGTCGCCGCCCTTGTGCCGCTCGCGCCAGGTGTACTTCAGCACGTTGCCCTTGCAGTACCCGCGGAACTCCTCGGGCGTGAGCGCGGCGCGGATGGCGTCGATGCATTCGACCGAGCCAGCGGTGTAGTGGGGCGGGTGGTTGACGTTGTCGGGCGCCTGTGGCGCAAACACCGGTGAGGCCGGATCGTGGTGTTCGGTGCGGTCAAGCGGCCAGCGATAGCCGCATCGCAAGACCGGGCACTTCCACACGTCCGGCAGGGGAGGCAACCGACCGGGCTCCTTAACCGGTAGTGCGGTCAGCTGCACCGGCGTTTTGCACACCGGGCAGATGGGTCGATATCGCGGTAGAAAACCAGTCACTGCACCACCTCCGTCACCTCAGCCTGCGCCGTCGCCGCGTCGCGCATGGCACCGAGCATGTGGCTCAGGTCCATGAGCTTCTCCGCGGCGAGCTGCCAGGCCGGCTTCGTGAACGGGATCGCCAGCCCCATGGGGTGCGGGCACGGCACCTGGTCGTCCGGGTCGTGCCCGATGCGGGTGCAGTAGTTGCGGGCGGCTTGTTCGTAGGGGTGGGTCATGCTCAGCCTTTCAGCGCGGTGTTCAGATCGGCGACGGTCATCGAATCGTCAGCGGCGAGCACGGCCGCCAACAGCTTGCGCAGATCGTCCAGGTGATCGCGCGCAGCTCCGGCGAACTGGATGTTGGCCGTGATCAGCTCGTTCTTCTGCGCCAGCAGCTCCTTGTACAGCGCCGGTTTTACGAATCGCGCTTTCTTCAGCGCAGCGCTCGCTTCGTCCGTCCTGTACTTCGTCGCCGTGTTGGCGTCCTCGATGGCGGACTCGGCGAAAACGATCGCATCATCGAGCAGTTGCTTGAGAGTGTTCATGGATCAGTCTTTCCTGTAGCGGGTGGTCTCAAAGCCGGCCGCAGCCAGCGGGATGCCCTGTGCCCAGGGCGGTGCGGTTGCCATCATCGCGGCCAGCGTCCCGTGGCTGAACGCGTCGGTGTCGGGCGTCTCGGTCAGCAGCTCGTCGTGCACCGACAGGACGATCTCGTAGCCGGCCTGCTCGATCTTGGGCATGGCGTAGGCCATCACGTCGCGCGCGAAGGCTTGCGTGCAGTTCTCGATGAGCTTGCCGCCGTAGGTCTTGATGCGCGACCACTGCCGGGTGTACTGGTTCACGCCCATGTACGTGATCTGGTCGTTCTCGTACTTCGGCTGCAGGTAGCACAGGTACCGACCACTGGGTAGACGGATGCGCAGCCAGGCGCCGTCGCGGCGCGCCTTGAGGTGCTGGCCGATGTCGAACGTTACGCCAGGGTTCTGGATCGCGGAAGCGACAGCGTCCTTGGCATCGGCCCAGAGCTGCTTGGTCGCCGCATGCGCCGCGCGCCAGGACGCCTTGAGCACCTCGCACGCGACCCAGACGTTCTTCGGTAGGCCAAGCGTGCTGCGCCCCTTCTTCACGGTCCAGTCCCACATGCCGTAGGCCGCGGCGAGCGACTCCTTGGACGCGGTGCTGTGCACGGCATCGGCGAGCTCGTCGAGGTCCATGTTGTACACGGCGGCCATCGTCAAGAAGGCAGCTACACCCCCTTCGAATCCGAGGGCGAGCTCTTGCACCTTGCCTACACTTCTCCCAGCCTTGTCCACCTGGGCTACATCGACGCCGAAGCTGCGCGCATAGGCTACCTTGTACAGGTCGTGCCCCTCGCCTCGATCAAAGTCCGCGAACGCCTTGAGCTTCCACTTCTCGCCGGCGAGATAGGCCAACCCCCGACCTTCGATGTTGGACAAGTCGGCGATGCACAGCTTCTTGCCCGGCGAGGCGACGATGCAGCCTCGCACGGCGTTGCTGCACAGGCCCATGACGTTCTCGAACACTGCGTCGGCGAAGCCGCCCTTGAGCGCCACGACACCTTGGTCCAGGTACTCCGGCAGCATCTTCTCGGCCTGCTTCATCGGCACGCCGAAGTGCTGTGCAACGAGACCGAGGTCGGGGCGACTCATGTTCTGCGGCTGGAAGATCCGGCCGGCCCAGCGTGCCGTGCGCTGAGCGCCGGCGAACTGCAGCGTGTTGCGCAGCCTGCCGTCTGCCGAGGTCGCATTCACCAGCGCCTTGTACTTGGCCGTCGACGTCTTCGTCGCCTCCAGGCGGATCGACAGCAGCAGCTTGACCGGCTCGGGCAGCTCGGGGTCCTCCATGCGCCGGCGCAGCGTGTCGGCCTTCATGTCGGGCAGCGTCACGCCGTACTCGGCGAGGATGAAGGCCAGCAGCTGGTCGCGCTTGGAGGCGGAGGTCACCAGTCCGTCGGTAGCTTCGGCGACTTCAGCCTTGAGACGACGCGATTCCACTGCCACTGCCTCAATCGCCGACTCCGCAAGATCCAGATCGACGAGAAATCCGCGGTCATTAACCCGCTGATCCAGATGCCACAGGGCGAGCTCGGGATGACCGGCACGGTAATTCCACTCGGGTAGGTCGCGGTGGATGGCGCGCATGGCCACGATGTCTTGGCGGCTGTATTCAAGGAACTCCCTCCATTCGTCGGGGTGGGTCTCGCGCGTGGCGCGGCGCAGCGTCATGTTCTTCGGGCGCGGCTTGCAAAAGAGGTGGATCAGGTCGCGGCCGCGCTTGTCCTTGGCCTCATCGGCGTCGTGCCCGAGCACCTGGCCGATCTTGTCCAGGCCGCCGGGCAGACCGTGCGCCAGCGCCTTGACCATCGTGTCCTGCCAGCGCTCGACGGGCACGTCGATACCCCAGCAGTGGCGCAGCAGGGTGCGGTCGAACGCCGAGTTGTGGGCGATGACGGTGACGTTGGGGTCTTGCAGGAAGCGATGCAACACGGTGAGGGTGTTTGGTTCCTCTGCGTGTCGCGATGTGCAATCCAGCACCCACGGCTCGCCATCGTCGATCGCCCATTGAGCGACGATGATGCAGGTGCTTTCGTGCTCCGCGTAGCGGTGCGTGCCGTGCGCCTTGAGGTCGCACTCGCTGTACGTCTCGAGGTCAAGCCAGAGGGTGGTCACTTGCCGACTTTCGTGAAGTAGGTCGTCGGTTTGGCTACCCTCACCTCGACGCCGCGCGCAGCCAGCCCAGTGAAGTGCGTGGCCTCCACGTTCGGCAGGCCGAACATCAGCACGTCGCTCATGTCCTTTACGAAGCGTGCGATGTACAGCTCTTCCGCCGACAGTAGGTAACCGTAACCTTTCTCTACTACGTCGACGAACGAGAACCAGCCCCAACCGCTAACGTCTGGAAGGCGGACACGTTCGCCACGGAGCTTCGTGTGCTGGCGGTCGTTGATCGCCGGCTTGCGCTGGGCAGGATAGGTGCGGTATTCGATTCTCATTTCTTCGCCCTGTTCTTGGCCTGGCGGCCAACAGTGGCCTGTGCCACGCCGCGCACGCCGTTGTTCCGTATGTTGCCGTTGAGGATGTCGCGAACGGTGGTGCGGGGCACGCCAAGACGCTCGGCGATCTTGTACTGCGACACGCCCTCGGCGCCGAGCTTGATGACCTGCGCGATGAACGCGTCGGGCCACTTCGAACGCCAGTGGCCTTCACCGCATCTTGCGCGCGGTGCCGTACGGTTCTCCGCACGCAGCCATTCAATGACAGCGTCCTCGTCATAGTGAATGGCGTTGCCGATCCACAGACGCCGAACAAAATAGTTGTCCTTCGCCCAACTGCTGAGCGTATTCGACGTCACGCCGACCAATGCGGCGGCTTGCGTGGCGGTGATGAGTCTGCCCATTTCTCAGTCCTCGAGGTTAGGCCCCACTTCCCGCGAATCGTGACTAATGCCGTTACCCGTCGGTCGTCACGTTCTAGGCGCTGCAGCTAAATGCCAAGCGGGGGAGCCGCAGTCCGATCTGAGGGCTGTGCGCGGCGCAGGGGAGCTCGCCGCTGGGACAATGACCGACGCCCGATGAAGAAGGGTGGAACCAGCAACCAGGCTCGCATGTAGCAGCGTGGGCTATCGAACACAACACCTGTAGGAGTCGTACTGCGGCGCTAACCCGCAGCTCCTGGCGCTGGTTCCGTTGTGAGGTCAGAGCACCGTCTGACGGCGATACAGCAGGATCACGCCGAAAAGGTACCAGCTGTCAACCTTCGTCGTGTAGCCCGCGGGGCTGGCCGCGCCGCGCAGGACGGCGATGCGATGCGTGATCATGCGAAGTCTCCCGCGTCCGCGCCGTCGGTCACGGCCTCGAACTCGTCGTCGGACGCCGCGGAACCCGAACCGAACGCGTCGCCGTCCTTGTAGAACTGGATGCCGCGCAGCTGCGCGTTGATGCGCTGGCCCCACTGGTTATCCTGAGCCCAGATCTCGATGCTGGCGTTGACGTAGCAGCCGGCGTACAGCACGCGGGCCACGCCCTTCTCGTCGAGGCTGTTCTTCTGGCCGTCCAGGAAGGTGGGGCGCTTGCTCTCCTCGGCGCTCGGGGACAGGTAGAAGTTGCCCGGAAAGCCGTCGTACTGCGGCTTGCCGTCGCCGTCGTGCAGGGCCAGGCGGTCCTTCTTCTCCAGCGCGGCGTACACGGCCTGGGCCTTGTCCTTCCACTTGTCCTTGGCCACGGCGATCTGGATCTTCTTGAGCTGCTCGTACTGCGGGTGCGTGGGTTCCAGCAGCAGCGTGCAGTTCCACTTGGGCTTGGCGGTGGCGTCGGCGCCGGGGATCGTGCCGGGCTTGACGAGCTGCTGCGAGAAGGCCAGGCGGACGTTGTCCAGGCGGATGCGGCCAATGGGTTGAGCGACGTTGGTCATGGTGGTTTCCTTTGCTGGGCGGTAAATCAGTGGGCCGACATCAGCCGGTCCATGTTCTTGACGACGCGGAGCGCCTCGTTGCGATCGATGGTGCGCTCCCCGCCGGGCAGCACCCAGCCCGCGGGGCACTGGGGCTTGCCGAACGGCGTGCAGGACTCGGCCCAGATGAGCCGGGCCTGGCCGACGTTGAGGTTGTGCTTGTGGTCCAGGGGCGGGGCGGCCAGGTCGCCGGGCTCCAGGAGCGCGTGGGTGGTGATCTCGATCATGCGAACTCCTCTGCGCCGCTGGGCGCAACGCTGTCGAACTCGTCGGCCACCGGCTTGATGCCCAGGGCCGGGCGCGGGTCGGATTCCGGTGCGACGTGCGGCTTGGCCGGCGCGCGGGTGATCAGGCCCTGCAGCTTGGTCCACTGGCGCGGGCCGATCAGGGGCTCGCCCTGCTTGGCCTTGGCCAGCTTCTCGGCGCTGGTCGGGCTGATCAGCTTCAGGTCGTACATGTCCTCGACCTTGAGCCGGAAGGACTTGAGCGTCGTCTCCGCGGCCGTGGCGTCGGCCCAGGCACGGTTGCCCTGCTTCCCTTCGACCAGCTTGAACCCGGGGATGGGCTTGCCGGCCAGCAGGCGGGACTCGACCTCGGCGCGCACGGCCTTGCACCAGTCCTCGATGAGGTCGACCTTGGAGAGGCAGGCGGAGAGCCATTCAGGCGCTTGATTAAGCGCAAATGACGCATGGGCTTCAGCCGCGCCCACTTCTGCGAACTCGTCGGCGCTCGCCGGCTCACAGCCGAACACAGTCGTCGCCACCTCCGCCCGCAACCCCGGGCACGTCGCCTTGGCCTTGCAGAACTTGCACGCCTTCTCCGCCGGGCGCAGATAGACGTCGTCCCACTGCGCCTGGGGCACCTTTCCGAAGTCGTCGGCCGCGCGCTCCGACAACAGCCGCGCGGTCTTGGCCTCGCCGCGCCCCCAGGTCTCGAGCTCTGCGACGCTCAGGTCGTACTCGCTGGGCTTGGTGCTGATGCGCGGCTGGCTGATCACGAGGCGCACGCGAGTGAACTCGTACTCGATGCCGTTGTACGCAGCGAGCGCGCCCAGGCCGTACAGGCTCATCTGCGGGTTGCGCTCGGCGCTGACCTCGACACCGGCTCCGTACTTGAAGTCGATGACGATGATCTCGTCGCCCTTGAGCACGATCACGTCCGCGGTGCCCCAGCCGTCGTCGGTGGGCACGCCCAGGTACTCGGCGTAGCACACGCGGATGTCCACGAGCGCGATACCGTCGTCGCCCGCCACGTCGCGGACGTAGTCGATGCAGACCTGCACGTGCCCGGCCATGTCCTCGTCGACGTCGAACGTGAAGCCGTCGGCCTCGATGACGCGGCCAATGTACGCCGACGCGGGCAGGTTCTCCTGCAGCGCCCAGGTCAGGACCTGGTGCGCCGCCGTGCCTTCCGCCGCGTACTTGCTGGGCCGGTCGCTGAGCCCGATGCACATGGCCTTGCGGCCCGGGCACGCCATGTCGGCTTCGAAGCCGGAGGCGGACCACTTGGAGTGGAGGTTAGGCATCAGATGCCCTCCCGTTCGATGAACTCGTCCACATGCTTGTCCAGGTTGCGCGAGGCCACGCTGTGCCCGGTGGCGAACGCCTCCCGCGTGATGTACGTCAGGTAGCCTGCGACGTAGCCCGGGAAGAACAGCACGCCGAACCACATCGTCTTGAGGTGGTAGCGAAGCCAGCGCATCACGCCACCTCTTCCGTCAGCGCCTCTACCTTGGCGATCTGCGCCATGACCAGGGCGTAGCCTTGGTTGATCTTGGCCTGGTTGTCCTTGAAGTCGGCCATGGTGCCATTCGCGGAGCCCAGGTCGCGCGCCAACTGCTTGACCCACTGGTCGGTGTCCAGGCCCTTTTGCTTGACCAGACCGGCCAGCTTGAACACGGCTTGCTGCAGACCGCCTTCACCGATGTAGGGCACGTCCTTCTCGGAAGGCTTGACCTTCTGCTCGGGCGCATCGGCCTTGGCCGCCGCGGCAGTAGGCTTCGTATCGGCAGCCGGCGCAGGCTTTCCCGTGTTCTGCTCCTCCAGGCCGGCGGTGTCGTCCACGGCCTTGGCTTGCTCGGCGGTGATCGCGGCGACGGCCGACTTCTCGGCGGCGCTGACCTCGGTGGACTTGGGCTTGTTCGCGGCGGCTTCGTAGACGTTGGTCGTGCGGTCGGGGACCTTGCCGAACTTGGCGAGGTCGGCCAGCAGCTGGTCGGCGGTGGCGGCGTTCAGATAGACCTGCGCGCCGGCGAACTCGAAGCTGGCGGAAGCCGAATTGTTGATGGCCAGGGATGACAGGGATTCGCTCATGTCGGTATGCCTCTTTGGCGGTTGGTAAAGGGATCAGTACGCCTCGGCTTCGGCGCGGGTGATGAAGAAATGCACGCCCGGCGCGCACTCCTCCAGCCAGTTGTCGTCGAAGCGGTCGGGCGTGACGCGCTGACCGACGCGGTATTCGGTCTTGCCGTCGTGCTTGCTGATGCCGACGTCGGCGCCGATCACCTCCAGCACGTCGGCGAACTCGGCGCGACACTTGCGCCCGAAGGCGTGCGATCGCTTGGCTTCTTCAGGGATGCGCAACTTGACAATCACGTCGTCCCTGCACTTCTTCCATCCGATCAGCGATCCTTCCGGCAGGATGCGGGTCCGTGCGATGCCCTGCTCCGCATTTTTGGCCCCGGACAGGTCGGCCCCGGAC